TTGTGGCCCATTGGTCTTGGACGCTATGCGCGACATGCGTTAGATATAATGCTGGGTGAGACCTACCAGCAGCCACAAGCGTCAAGCGTCAAGCGTCGAGCGTCGGGCCAGTTTAGAATGATTCTAATTAGCAAAGAAAATATTAAAAGATACAAGCGTCAAGCAATTAAGTACTTGACATTTAAGAATATGGGACTATATAAGAATTAGAAAGGATATATAAATATGAGAATTAAACATCGAGATCTTACACATTATTTTATAACAAATCACAATCACCTCCCGCGGTCCTATGTTAAGAGCTGTAAAAAGTTTTTTAAGGACCTGAAGCGCGAAGCGCTGGCAGCTAAGCAACGAGCTACAAGCTACAAGCGTCGAGCGTCAAGCATTAAAAATTAAGTACTTGACATTTAAGGATATGGGATTATATAAGAGTAAACAGAAAGGATAATAATATGTTAATAAAAGAAGCTTTAAAAATTACAGACTCATTTACTAAGACCTCAAAAATGCCCGGATTAAGTTATAGCCTCCCGGCTTGGGAGTGTCAAACAGGGGCCAAACTTAGGAAGGTTGAAACCTCTCCGTGTTTTGGTTGTTATGCATTAAAGGGTAACTATACAAGATACCCAGCTATTAAAGCAGCGCAATATAGAAGGCTGGCCTCAATCACCCATCCGAAATGGGTTGAAGCAATGGCAGCAAAAATTAAAAATCAAAAATGGTTTAGATGGCACGACGCCGGCGATGTACAATCTCACGAGCATATGGCCAAAATTTTAGAAGTTGCAAAATTAACGCCTGATACTAAGCACTGGATGCCCACACAAGAACGTCCATACCTGCCAGCACCTGAAGCGGTTCCGGATAATATGGTGATCAGGTTGTCCGGATCTAAGGTTGACGGACCAGCGCCAAAAGCTTGGAGTCATACGTCGACAGTAGTAACGACTGGCAGCCCAAGTTGCCCAGCTCCAACGCAGGGCGGCAAGTGCATGACGTGCCGGGCTTGCTGGAATAAAGACATTCAAAATGTATCATATGGTAAACACTAAAAAATCACGGAACGCGGGCCGCGGGCCCGCACCAGCTACAACCTTAAGCAAATTAATAAAAAAATTAAATGAAGAGAACCAGCCACCTGGAGGATGGTATAAGCCACAAGCCTCAAGCCTAGAAAAGCCACAAGCCTCAAGCCTCAAGCCAAAGAAGCGTCAAGCGTCGAGCGTCAAGCGTTAAGCCACAAGCCTCAAGCCTCAAGCCAGAGGAGCGTCAAGCAACAAGCGTTGAATATGGTCCCAGTCATCGAAGGCCACGCACGGCGTTTCGCGGTGGTCGGATAGCAGACCGTTGACCGTGGAGCTTTGATAAAGTTTTATTGACCGAGCAAGAGGCTCTTCAATAAGAATAAAGTTCCTTTTTGTATGTGTAAAGTGAAACAGTTTTTGATGGGGAGAAAATGATATTTTTGGACCACGTGCTATCTTAAGCTCAACCATAAAGAATCCGCATGAATCATGATAACCAAGTAGATCTGGCACCCCAAAAGAAGCCCAGGATTCCAGTCTTGTCCATAATATTTTAGGTGTATTTTTCTTAAGTTTTTTCCAGAGTTTTGTCTCTTCATTCATCGTGCATTGACTTTTATCGTACAAGTTTGTATAAGTCAAACCATATGACAAGAATAGCAATTTTAACAGACAAACAAAAAAAGTTTGCAGAGCTTTTAGTATATAATCAAGGTAAGATGTCTCCGGCTGAATGTGCAAATGAAGCAGGATATACAGCTAGCTCAAGATCTAGAGCAAGTGAATTAAAAAATCCTAAGTACTATCCATTAGTTGCAAAATACATAGGTGAGCTGCGCGCTGAAGTTCAGGAAAAGTATGGTATTAACTTTGAAGGACATATTACAGAGTTAGCTAAAATTAGAGATGAAGCTTTAAAAACTAAAGCGTGGAGTGCGGCAGTAAATGCAGAAGTTGCTAGAGGTAAAGCAGGTGGTTTATATATTGACCAAAAATTAATTATGACAGGTAATGTAGATAATATGTCTACAGATGAGATTAAAGATAGACTGCGTAAAATATTAGATGATAACAAAGAGATTATTAATATAACTCCTGATGAGATTGAATTAGACGATTTAGAGATAGAAGAATAATTATTTCTTTTTAAGGCCTTGAGGATTAGGTCCTCTTACAGGTGGAATTTGATCCCACTTAACATGCTTCATATTTTTAGTTAAAGTAGGATTAAATATTCTATTGAAATTCTCTTCATACTTTTTATTAGATGGTCTAGACTTACCATCGTATTGAAACTTCTTAGACATTATGCTTTAGCTGTCTTAGCCGCTTTTGTAAATTGTTTTGCAGTAGGTCTTCCTTTGGCTCCAGGTTTTCTCATTTTTTCATTAGAGCCTGCTGCAATCCTAGCACGCTTGGCATGGATGTTTGCATAGAGTCCAGTTTTTTTTGTCATTAAATTATTAATCCACCTAGAATAAAACCAACAGCGAAAGCTACTAGTAAAGGATGATCTATGTAGAAGTTTTCTGCTATGTCTTTTATTTTAATTAAGTAATTCATTAATTATCTTTTAGGTTTTGCTATTTTTCTTACTGGTACACCAGTTGCTTTATTAAACTTTTGCATTTTTAAACCATATTCTTTTCTTGCCTCAGCACCTGCAGGAGTTTTCATTTTCATGTTTCCTGTTTTAACTGGAGCTTTAATTTCTTTTGATGGTTTTTTAATCGATCTTAATGGCATAATATTCCTTAATGTAATTTTTTAATTGATTGTATAACTGCTGTCGGAATTATACATGTATTTCCAATAGTGTCAAATGTAGGTTTATCTTTATTTAAAATGTAATCAGTAAAAATTCTAGTAATTCCTTTGCTTTGGCTTAATAGATAACCTTTAGATACGCAGATAGGTAATTTTTCTTTTTTTAAATCTTTAGTATTACTCCAGCCAGCATCACCTTCAATGTCTAACCATTGGATCTCCACAAATGGATAGGCAGAGATATCATCACCCAGAGACTTTGTATTCAAGGGAATAGTCTTTCTATTTTTAATTCTCTTTTTGATTTTTTTCATAATCTCTTATACTATAAGTGGAATTTTAGGGCAATTTTATTTTTAACAAAACCAAAAAAAGTCCCGCGCGCAGTGTACATAAGAAATGAACAGCCAATACCAACCCTTATTTGACTATCTATGCACTATTTACATACACCTACGCTTCTTTTAGTACTGTGCCAGAGCCAAATCGTCTACTATTCAACTATACTGTCAACTGTGCCATGCTGTGCCACTCAAAACAGACCCTCTGGCACACCTATTAATCAATAGTATCAACACTAATAGTCCAAATTTCGCCTTTGTGCCACTGTGCCACCGTTAAAAAAAAATGGAAATGAAAATAAAATTACCCTAGAATTCCACTTAGTGTGGCACATGCTCTTCTTTACTTGATTTTATGGTCATATTACCTTTTGAAATAATACTTTTTACACCTTTTCCTGATAAATCTATGGTTGCGTAATTTTTCCATTGTTTTTTTATTAAATTTAACTCTAAAACTAGATTACTCCATTGTTTTAGTGTAATATTTTTGCTGCTTATTGTTATTTTTTTCATTGTTTTCCTTTCTTTGTTGTTTTTTGGGGCTTCCACTCTCGCTTCCACCCCGCGTTCCTAAGAACCTCTTAACTCTGTTTAAATGTAGGTGCTTTAAACCTTTTAATATTTTCAGTTTTAAAAACAAGTCTAACCGGTTCACTTGCTTTTAATAGTAAACTATCTTGTACTTCCATTAACCTAATTTCTTCAAGGTGTCCATCTTGTGTCTCAATATAGACATGTGCGTTTGATACACCTGTTCCTTTGGGTCCTAATGTAAATTTTTCAAGATACTGCTGTAGATCTCTTACTCTCATACTCATTTGTGTTTTCCTCCTCTCTTAGTTCTATCCCCATATAATTTTTTCCACGACCAACTGGTCAACATGGTTGAATAATGGTATATTTTTTCAATTAAATATCTAATCATTTTTCATCATTATTTTTAAGTTTGAATTTTCTTCAACAACCTTATCAAATTCTAAAGTTAAAGCATTAAGTTTCGCTCCCGCGGTCCTCAGTTGACGTTGCAAATACTTTTTCTGTAATTCAAGATTCGCGATCCTCTGTTCTAAATCCAACGGTCCGCGATCCAAAGTCTTAAAATCCATTTCTAGCCTCCAGAGTATCAAGTTCCGCTTTTTGTCTACGTTGTTC